ATAGCTCAAGTAACGCCAGCGATGGGTACGCCAAGACTGCCTAGAGACGTGTCTATACGTCACATTGGTGGTGGCGTAAGCACAGTAAGCTTTAAGTCTTACACGCAGGGTCAGCACGTTCTTATGGGGTCGTCGCAAGACTACATATGGATTGACGAGGAGCCGACCGATACAGCTATTTACCCACAGTGTCTGACAAGGACGGCGACGGGTAACGGCGGTAAGGGTGGATATTTAGTAGGAACCCTGACGCCTGAGAACGGTATGACGGAACTGGTATCTCAGTTTATGGACACCCCTGCTAAGGGTCAGTTCTTAAAGAATGTTACATGGGAAGACGCGCCTCATTTAGACAAGGAGACGCAGGAGCAGTTAATACAGGCGATACCTGAGTACCAGCGCGATATGCGCTCTAAGGGTATTCCGGTGTTGGGCGAGGGGATGATATTCCCGATAGCCGAAGAGGCTATACAGTGTGAGCCGTTTGAGATACCACCGCACTACAAGAAACTAGCGGCGATAGATTTCGGTATTACTCACCCGACAACGTGTGTTTGGACAGCGTACAACCCTGACAACGACACAATATATGTGTACGACGCCTACAAAAAAGAGGGCGAGGTGCCTGCGATACACGCTACGGTGATCAAGTCGAGAGGCAAACACATACCTGTTATATACCCGCACGACGGTGACAACACCGAGAAAGGTAGCGGCAAGACGTTAGCAGAGATGTATACCGAGGCGGGCGTATTAATGATCGGCAGGTTCACGAATCCTGACGGGACTAACTACGTCGAGCCCGCGCTTATGGAGATGCTTGAGCGTTTTCGTACAGGGCGACTGCAAGTTTTTAGTAACCTTAAACCTTGGTTTGAGGAGTTTAGGCGTTACCATAGAAAGAAAGGTAAGATACATAAAGAGTTTGATGACTTAATGGACGCTACGCGGTACTCAGCGATAAGCGTTACGAGGTTCGGCCAAAACGAGGCAGAGCAAAACAACAACGGAAGCGGCAGGTATACATCGCATGACTATTCTTACTGACATCGACGACGGTGAACTTTTAACATCGTTGGAACACAGCATTGACTCGGCAGACCAATACAACGGAGATATTGGAGAGCAGAGAGACAAGGGTCACCAGTATTACTACGGTGAGCCGTTAGGCAATGAGCGTAAAGGTCGAAGTCAACACGTCTCTATGGACGTCTTTGACGCGGTAGAGTCTGTAAAGTCTTTATTAATGGAAACCTTTACCGCTGATCGCAATGTGTGCAAATTCGACGCCCAAACAGCCGAAGATGTTATGCCAGCTAGAATGGCTACAGCACTTACTAACTTTATATTCTATCGTGAAAACAAAGGCACCAAAATACTTCACGATGTAATTCACGACGCGCTTGTTTCTAAAACAGGAATTGTTAAGCGTTACTATAAAAAATATTACGAAATGGAAGAAGAGGTTTTTGAAGGTCTTAACGAGGCAGAGCTTAACATGCTTATGTCTCAGGACGACGTGTCTATATCAATGATAGACGAGCAAACAACCTCTGTTGTGGTTCAAGACCCTCAAACCGGACAGCCTATTGAGTCTTCTCAAACAGTGTATTCGGGCGAGCTTTTGCGAGAAATCGACAAGAGTAAGGTTTGCATTGAGATGGTTCCGCCTGAAGATTTTTTAATTACACCAATGGCTACGGATGAAAACGATGCAGATTTCTGCTCTCACCGAACCAAAAGAACTCGCGGAGAACTTTTGGCTGAGGGTTATGACGAAGACATAGTTGATCGTTTAGACGAAGAGAGAAACTTTAACGAGGACAGCTCTCTAGGCAGAGATTCTTTTGATAATTTCCGATCCGACGAGCATGAAGAAAGCGACAGGGACAGAGAGTACGTCACAGTCTACGAGTCTTACATTAAAAAATACCGACCAGACTTAAAGAAATGTGTGTTCTTAAAGGTTGTTCACAGCCGCAGAGTCGTACTTGATAAAGAGATTGTAAGCGAGAAACCTTTTAGGTACTTCACACCGTTCCCAATACCTCACCGCTTCCACGGGATGAGCCTTGCAGATGTGCTTCTTGACATACAGAAAACACAGTCTAGCTTGAAACGAGGCGTCGTAGATCACACGTTTATGACAAACACGTCACGGTTTATTGCTAACCTATCATTGGTTAAAAACCCACGCGATCTGCTAGACAACAAGGTTGGCGCCGTTATTGATGTTAACAGCCCTAACCCTGAAAATGTTGTGCGGCCTATGCCAATGCCAAACCTTAGCGGTACCGTGTTCCAAGCTATGGAAAGCCTTGAGGTAGAGAAAGAAGCTCGTTCAGGTATGAGCCGTATGGCTAGAGGTATGGACTCTACCGTTGTAAGCAAGCAAAACAGTAGCGACCTTATATCTCAGTTTATGAACGCCAGTAACCGCAGAATCATGGTTATGGCAAGAAACCTCGCAGAAAATTTTTTAAAGCCACTTATGTTTGATATTTATAAGTTGGCGATAGAAAACGAATCGCAAGAAAAACTGGTTCAGCTAGACGGCCAATTTGTACCTGTTAACCCTCAGTTCTTAGGTGACAGGACAGAGATGAGCGTTGCGGTTGCTTTAACACCTGAAGAGCAAATGCAAGAAGCTCAAATGCTTTTAAGTTTAGACCAACAATTTACTATGAACCCTAACGACCCATCAGTCGGTGGTCTTTACACTGCTCAACAGCGTCACGCCATGTTAACCAGAGCGTTTGAGCTTATGGGCGTTAAAGGATCGTCTATGTACTTAGTTGATCCGACAACTCCTCAATATGCACAACAACAGCAGATGATGGCTCAACAACAACAGGAAGCGCAAGCCAAGCAGAACGAGATTGACAAGTTCCAAGCGGGCATGACAGCTAGACAGGTTGCTGTTTTAGAAGGTCAGCTAGAGCTAGACGTTATTAAGGAACAAAATAACTTTGTTATTGAGATGGATAAAATAAAACATAAAGAAGAAATTGAAGATACCGAGCTTCTTCTTAAAACGGAAAAACAAACTCACGACATGCAAATGAAAGAGCAGGAGCTTGAGTTAGAGGAAAAACAAGGTCGATCAGTGAGTGTCGGCGGATGAGTATAGAAGACTACGTTGCGGCGAAACAAAAAAACAGAGATAAACAAAAAAATAAAATGACTCGTCAGCAACGGTACCAACTCATAGCCGATGGAAAAGACCCAGATGAATTGCCTAAAGTCGAAGAAGTCAAAAGACCTTTAACCCGAAGAGGTGCGAGGAAAACAAACTAAACCAACCTTTATGGAGTTTAACTTATGAGCGAAGAAAACATTAATGAGATTGCTACTGACGCAAATTTGTCCAGTAGTACGCTTAATAACTATATTTTTAATAAAGCTTTTCAGAGTATGAATCAGCAAATCGTTGACAGCATACTCGCTACACCGCAGGAATCTACTGAGGAACGCGAGCGTTTATACTCGCTGTATAAGGGTGGACAGATGTTTGTCCAGCAATTTGCCTCAATGATTAACCGTTTAGAGTTGGAAAAATCTAAGGAAGAGGTGTAGAATATGAGTGAAGAGCAAACCGCAGAGGCGGTCTCACCAGAATTATCCTCGCTAGATGAGGGTATTGCTAGACTTTTGGCTATGGAGTCGCAAGACCAAACCGAAGAACCTGAAGAAGAGCAAGAGTCAGCGGAAGCTGACGACGAAGTGGTCGAAGAGGAACAACTGACCGAAGACGATACGGAAGAATCTGAGGAAGTCGAAGAAGACCAAACCGAAGAATCTGAAGAAGAGTCAGAGGATAAAGTTGAAGCTATAACTGAAGGCGTCATTGAAATTAACGGAGAAAATGTTGATCTTGATGAGGTTAAACTTGGTTATATGCGTCAGGCCGACTACACTAAGAAGACGCAAGCTGTTGCCGAACAGCGTAAAGCCGCAGAAGATCAGACGCGGAATTACGAATCCACACTTAATGCCCTTCTTACCGCCGCAGGAGCAGACCTATCACGTTTTAACAATGTGAATTGGGAGCAAGCCGCAGTGGAAAACCCTGAACAGTACAAGCAAGCGAAGGCTATGTACGAGCAAACTAAGCAGACGCACGATTTTATTCAAGCGCAGGCTCAGACTCACGCAGACCAGATTGATAAACAAGAGCAATTAGATTCTCAAGCGAAAGCTCAAGAGAGTCTGTCTGTTTTGAAATCTACAATACCTAACTGGAATAACGAGCTTTACAGCTCTGTCGGTTCTTACGCTGAAAGCGTTGGAGTTAGCCGTGAAGAGTTTAATAAAGTAACAGACCACCGGTTAATAACGGCATTGTATAAAGCTCAAATGTACGATCAGGCTAAGGCAAAGACAACCAAAAAAGTTAAGTCAGCGCCTAAAAAAACTTTGTCGAGCAACAAGGCGCCGGAGTCTAAGAAAACCAGAAACGTCAAGGCCGAGCAGGAATCTAGAGCTAGGTTAAGAAAGTCTGGAAGAATGGACGACGCTGTCAACGCTCTTAATAAACTCTTTTAATTAGGAACTTTTATCATGGCTAAATATAGCGCAAAATCCAGCACCGCTGGTAATAACATTGAAGGTCAAAGAGAAGATGTTGAAGACATCATCTATGACATTTCTCCAACTGAAACTCCTTTCACTAGCTCTATAGGATCTTCTACTGCTAGTGCTGTTTTGCATCAATGGCAAGAAGACTCTCTAACAGCTCCGGCGGCTAATAACGCGAGAGAAGGTGCAGACGCGGCTGACACGGCTGTAGCTAAAACCACAGTAAAAACTAACCGAACTCAAATCTTTGTTAAAGACGTTTCGGTAACCGGCACCGCAGAAAAAATCGGCAAATATGGCCGCTCTAGCGAGATGAGCTATCAAATTGCTAAACGAGGAAAAGAACTTAAGCGAGATATTGAACACGCTTTTGTTGGCCTTGAGCAAGCTGGCGCCGATGAAACTGGATCTGCGGGTCGTCTTTTAACCTCAGCAACTAATCAAATGGATTCAGGAAACATTACCACAAGCACCGGTACTTTAACTGAAACTGCACTTTTGACTGGCTTGCAAGCGGTTTTTACAGAAGGCGGAAACGTAAACCAGATCCAAGTTGCTCCTGCTAAAGCGGTAACTGTAGCTGGCTTTGCAACTAGCGGAAACACTACCCGTGATTTTGCTGAGTCTAAGCGTGTCGTTAACGCGGTCGATTTTTATGTATCACCTTTCGGTGAATCGGCTGTTGTAACTAACCGCTTTATTGTGGGTGACACTGTCTTGTTGTTAGATACGGACTATTGGTCACGGGCTGTTTTACGTCCTATGCAAACTATCAACCTCGCTACTACTGGCGACTCTGAGAAGAAACAACTCCTAACTGAGTTGACTCTTGTTTGTGAAAACAGCAAAGCAAGCGGCGCTTTACAAGATATTACTTAATATTTTGTAAGCATCTAGAAAACAGCCCTTCGGGGCTGTTCTCTTTTTTAATTATTTCTAGGTTTGCACATGTCTGATAAATTAAAAAATTTATACAACGACTCTGATAAGTTAGAGACTTTTTTTCACGTTAACGCTGAAAAAGGCACAACCCACACTCAGTACACCCAAGACATATCTAAGATTCTTGAATCTAACAAGATAGATCGAGATATTTCTTCTCAACAAGGCGTTACGCCCGATATGCAAAAAGTAGCGTCTATACCCAACGTGGTTGTTATGGAGTGGTTAAGTGAGGGTATAAATGTTATGAACCCTAACGAAGAAGATATTAAAAGAATTAAAAAGAAACTTAACTCACCCGATTATGCTTACCTGAGAACAGGCGGCGGTAGACTATGAGCTTAACAACCTATTCTGAGCTACAAAGCTCAATAGCTGATTGGTTAAACAGAACCGATCTAACAAGTCAAATTAAAGATTTTATTACTATTGCTGAGAGTCGTTTAGAGAGAGAGTTAAAATCACCTCTAAATGAAAAAATAGCTAATTTGTCTGTAGACTCTAGCAGTGAATCTACTTTGCCAAGTGATTATGTAGAAGCTAAAGATATATTTTACAAAAAAGTTCCGTTAACCAGAGTATCGTTGGGCGAGCTTTACAACTATGCTGATCAGTCTGGAACGCCTACTTGTTTTGCTAGGAAAGGAGAAAAACTTGTATTTTTCCCAAGCATAACAAGTGTTACGACCGGAGATTTGCAGATTAATTATTATTATGTAGTTCCTAGATTGTCAGACACCAACACCACTAATGTTATTTTTAATTACTCTCCAGAGCTTTATTTATACGGCGCTCTTAAAGAGGCGTCTATATTTTTACAGCAAGACCCCTCAATTTGGGAATCTAAGTACGAAGAATCTTTTGCAATATTAATGCGTCACGCTAGGCAGGCAGAGACTTCTGGCTCTACAGCCATTGTCGAAAACGGGTATTAAAAAATGGCTAGTTTTTACGAAAACCTATCTAACTACAATCCTATAAGCAATACAATATCTTTCCAAAACATAAATGTTTCTGGGCAAGTATCTTCTGAAACTGGTTTTATGGGCAGTATAAAAATATCTACCACAAATATGGGAAACATATTTGACCCTAATCTTTTAAATTTGGGTACAGGTCTTTTAACGGTTAACGGAAACCTTGCAACCGCAGGACTTGTAAACGGAATAAACTTGCAAGCTCTCGACACTTCAGTTGTTAAGCTAACTGGCGACCAGACTATAGCGGGCAACAAAACTTTTAGCGGTAACACAACTTTTAGCGGTAACACAACTCTTCTTACTGTAGACGCAGGCACTGGCAACACTTTAAGTCAAATAAAAAGCTCTACAGGATTCGCTCAACTTGAGGTCAAAAGTACAGCAACTGGAGGAAGTACCGATTACGGTATTATCGAAGTATCTGGCACTGATGGCGGTTATATTGATATAGCCAAGCCCAATAGCACTGGCTATGATCTTAGACTTCAACACGTAGATGAAAACAATAGTGTACTTGTAGCTAATAACAGTAACTTGATAATGCAGGTTCAAAATGCTGGCCGAGCAGTTATACTGAAACATGGGGCTAATAATCCTAAACTTACCACAACTAATACAGGTATAGACGTAACAGGTACTATAAATGCTGACGGGCTTACTTTAGGTGACAGCGAATACATAAAGATAGGTGCAGGTAACGGAGGTACACCAGATTTACAAATCTTTTCTGGCGGCACTAACGCTTTCATTGAGCAACCTTCAGGATCAGGAACTACAAGTTTAATTATACGAGGGCAGAACGTAGAGACAAGGAATGATGCAGATGCAACTCTTATATCCTGTGATGCTGATAACGTAAGTCTTAACTGGCAAGGAGCATCTGGAACAGGCACTAAGTTAGCAACCACAGAAACAGGCATAACTGTATCTGGTACTGTAACTAGCGATGGGCTTAGATTAGGAAACAACGAATCTCTGCAAACCCTAAGAACAGATGGCAGTACAGCATTAACAATTTACACTGACGCAAGCTTCAATCACACATACATTGATGAGGCTGGTGGCGGCAACTTAGTTATTGATGCAGATGCTTTTGTTGTCCGTGACAAAGATGGCGGTGGGCAAAATAGAAGGATTGTAGCTAGTTCAGGTAGCTCAGGTTCGGTAGCTCTGTATTACGGAAGTATCGGTAATAATGATTCTGATGCTAAGTTGAATACTACAGCCACAGGTATAAGTGTAAACGGCACTGTAACTGCTGATGGTTTAACTGTAGATGGCTCAACAACGCTCAACACTGGTGCTACTTCTAATGGTGTCTTAATTGACGGCACTGGTGGTGGAACAGGGTTGCAAATAAGAACAAGTGAAACGGCCACTCTTGCTTCGCCTGACTTAACATTTACAAGAACGGGAAACAGAATAGTAGGCGGTGCTTCTAACATAGGTCAAATGCATTTTGATGCAAAAAACTCTAACAGTGGTAATTCAACCTTTGCTGAAATATTAGGTCGTGCAGAAGATTATACTGAAAACGATGAAGATGGTTCTTTTCTTTTTCGACCAAGTGTTGCTGGAACGCTTACGACTATCTTAGATGTAGACAAAAACGGCATAACCGTAACAGGCACTGTAAGTGCTGACGCCTTGACGATGGGTGATAATGAAAAGATTACTCTTGGTGCTGGCGGTGACTTAGAAATATATTCAGATGGTGCAACGTCATTTATAGAACAACCCTCTGGTGCTACTGGTAGTGATAATTTAGTTATCAAAGGGCAAAATGTTTTAATAAAGAATGACGCTGGCCAAGAAATAATAGGTACGTTTAGCGATGTTGCACGATTGTCTAATCAGGGTAATATAAAACTTGTAACTAGAACAGATGGCGTTGAAATTACAGGTGATTTGAGAATAAAAGATGCTGGTGGCGTTGTAACTACAATCCAAGAAAGTGCAAGCGGTGACATCACACTTACCCTGCCATCAGCAACAGGAACAGTAGCACTTACTTCTGACATCGGATTTGTTGCACCAACTACTGTAGTAGGTTCAGCCGCTATTAGCGATATGACTTCTAACATTAGCAAGAAGTATGTGCATACTGGTGGCGCTGTTACTTTGAAATTTCCTAATGTCACAGCATCAAGCAATCTAGGTGATACTTGGGTTGTTGTCAATGCAGGAACAGATACGCTAACCTTTGATAGAGTAAGCGCAAGTCAATTTAAACAATTAAACGGCTCTACGGTTGCAAGTTTAGCTAATACAATTACCTTATCTAAGGGCGGTGTTGCCGAGCTAACGGTTACTGCTGATAATGAAATCATTATATTTGGCTCTGGTGTGATATGAGTTCTGGCGCTGTTGCAGATTCAGGGTTGATTGCTAGGTTTAGCTTTACCTGCGATGCTGGTACTACTGCAAATTATCAAACTAACGCAGGGATTTCTCTTTCGACTTTTAATAATATTAATGATTCAAGTAAAATAAGCACCATATCTAGTGATTTTAGATTAACTAATGGCCTTACAGTTAGCTTAGTTGCCCCCAGTAATTCAAACTCGGTTGGCACAGGTATATTTGATGAAAACTTTAATGGATTTGGCGTTTCATCTAACGCTTTCGTCATAGATTTAAAATATCTAGGTCAGGGTGCGCCACCTTCTGGAGATACTGAGCAAGAGATAAAAGACAACTATTGGCATAATGTTAGATATATCAATCATACTGCGGCAAATTCAGGATTAGTAACGGCAAGTTTTCCAGCATCTACTTGGTATCTAATTAACCCCTATGGCGATCCAATTGACCAGAGCAGTGTTAGCGGTGAGACAGATAACCATAGAGTTCAATTTCGCAGACTGCTGGGGTCAGGATTTAATAATTCATCTGGCGATTTGCTGAAGTGGGCATTGAATGATGAGATTACGGTAGAGTTTAGGGGATATTAGTGGCTTATACATTTGAGAATAGCAAAGATTGGACAGAAGAAGAATACAGCAGGCTTGTTGCGGATAGTATGAATCCTGTTTTGTCTACTTTTGATGGAAGCACTGAAGATTCTTCAACAGAGTTCATTAAGTTAATATTTTCTCGGTCTAATTATTTTTGTTTAAATAGAGAAGATGGTTATTTGCTTGCTATGTATATAGGCAAAAGAACAGGTGCAAAAATAGGTTGGCAATTTGCTTTATTTGGCAAGGATATTAACGGCAGTAAATCTTACATTTACAACCAAGATTGGAGCGATAGTTTTGCTACTTTCATTCGCTCAGAGGGTATAAATGAGCAGTGTTCTAACGCTGTAAACAACTCTCCTTTAGGAAATTATGAAACTTTTATTCAAAGCAGAGATGCAGAAAGAAGCAATGTAACAGTTACAGCAGAAGAAATTACTGTTAACGAAAACACAGGTGTTATAAAAACAGCAAGGTTTAACTAATGACTACAAAAGAATTACTAGCAAGACTAGAAAAGCACGAAGCTGAGTGTGGAATTCATCTTAAAGAGATTAACCGTAGACTCGCTTCAGGAAGTGAGAAGTTTAAGTTTCAGCAAAACACGATTTGGGGGTTGTATGTGCTTATTATTGCTAGTGGGATTATTAGTAAGTTTTTCTAGCCTTGCAAGCGAAGCAACTGTAGGTGACTTCGGCACTAATCAACAAGCAGACACTATTACAACCACCACTGAGACAACAGTAAACCAAGAAGGCATGCCGGTAACGACGGCGGTTGCTCCGTCGACTCCGACATATCAATCAGATACTTGCATTGTTACATCGGGGTCAGGCGTACAGACTTTACAAATAGGAATTAGCACTTCTAAAATGAAAGTTGATGTTAGTTGCGAAAGGCTAAAGCTTAGTCGACAACTTTCTAACTTAGGCTTAAAAGTTGCCGCTACCAGTGTTTTATGCCAAGATTCTAGGGTTTGGTGGGCTATGAGAAACGCTCAAACACCTTGCCCAATATTAGGTAAAATAGGAGAAGAAGCTCTTGAATACTATAAGAAACACCCTGATCTTGTTCCTAATGCTCCTGTCGTCGATAAAAACAGTTGCACAGGAAAACGACTTCGATATGACTTCACTAAGCGAAAGTACGTCCGTGATACAGAATGTAATAACTGAGAACATTCAAGATTACATCCAATGGACTACTCAATCCATGATTGATGGTAACACTGTTATTTACAACAACGGAGACGGTACGCAATACGAACTAACTCCAGAACAGATGGATATATTTAACCAAGCTTACGCTGATGGTTTAGTTAACAGTACGCCAGAAGCTCTCACAGCCGTTTTGCTTAACGATATGATAGATGTTGAGCAAGGCACATACGAAGAAGAAAAAGGCGAGCTGATAGAAGCGGCAAGCGAAATAGCGGCAGTCACAGAAATAGCAGACATGCTTGTCAATGGCGACCAGCAGACTAAGATTAACGCAGAGCAGTACGCAACTGACAACGACCTTAGAGCTATTAAGGAATCTAGCCGACAAAAGTTTAATACCAGCATATCAGGAATGCTTGAGGCTAGTTTGACTAAAAACATGATAGAGGGCTATGCTAAAGACTCAGTTGTTATAGATACAATAGCAACCGCGTTTATGGCTACAAATACAGTTATGGATTTTTTTACCAACACGGCTGTGTCTATTGATCAGCTTATGCCAAATCAATTGAATTTAGACTGGCATAATCACAACATTGGAGTGCAAAGCCAAATGTATGATTTGTACTCAAATGAAGCACAACAAACTTTGGAGATAACACCTCGATGAAGCCAGAACAGATAAGCACATGGATAGGGATAGCTACCTCTTTTGCGGGGGTGGTGGGGGCTTTTGTCACTCTGGAAACAAAGCTAGAAGCTTTAGAAACTAAGATGGGGGAGTTGTATAATGTCGAAGAAATCCGAGTTATGGAAAAGCGTCTTACAACTTTAGAGGTTACACAATCAAATAGCGATGTGGGTCACATATCCGGCACAATAGCTAGAATAGAAGGAGAAATATTAAATGTTGAAACAAAAATTAGCGGAATTGAGAACCTTGATATTGGTCAAATTGAAAGCGGGGTTAGCGTTAATAAAAGCCGAATATCTACTATTGCGTCTGAGATTAAAAGAAACGAAAACGAAATTAAAAGATTACGTCAAAAGTTGGACGCAGTAGACAACAACCCTTTGCTTTGACGTAAAAAGTAAACTAAAAAATGACGTTTGATTAATATAAAAAACTATGTAAAATAAGAGGGTAGACCTTTGGCAAATATGTCGTCTAACAGGGTCTGTTTTTCTGGTGAACTTCTAGCCGCATCGGTGCTACAACGCATATTTCCCGCGATAGCATTTCCACAAACTACAAGACACTATGACATTCTTTGCGAAACAGAGAGCGGTGGCTTTGTCAAATGTCAGGTTAAAACAACCAATAGGATAGAGACAACCCACGGTTGTTCGTATTGGAGATATAGAGCCAGAAAAACAAGCACAGGAAAAACAAATCAAAAGTACGAAGCAAAAGACGTTGATTTTTTTGCTTTTGTTTGTTTACCCAAGGGTTTGATTTATTTTGTTGAAGCCTCTGAGGTTAATACTTTGTTTATGAGAATACCGATAAGGCTTATGACAAAAAGAAAACAAGAAAACAGTTTAAAAAAAATATCTAAAAAATGGAACAATTAATGAATTACGATAGACTTAAAAAACAACTAGTAGTTCATGAGGGATTAGAAACAAAACTATATCACTGTAGTATGGGTCATCCGACTATAGGTGTCGGTAGAAATTTATCGGTAGGTATTAGCGAAGACGAGGCTATGTATCTTCTCGATAACGACATTAAAAGCGTTGTGGCTCAGTGCCAAGCTACCTTTTCTTGGTTTGACGGCCTAAACGATGTTCGTAAAGAAGCGATAGTTAATCTAGTGTTTAACATGGGGTTAAACACTTTTTGTAAATTTAAAAAAACTATTGGGTATATTGAGAAGGGTTTGTTTGAGCTGGCGGGTACAGAGTTGCTTGACAGCAACTACGCTCGGCAGGTTGGTCAAAGAAGCGTTGAGGTGGCAAACATGATAGCTGATGGTGACGGTAAATGAATCCGCTTTTTGGTCTTCTTGGGTCTGCCGCAAACATTGGTAAGGTTTGGGTTGAAGGTAAGGTTGCTAAGTCAAAGGCTAAGGCTGAGGCTGAAGCGACAATAATGGTTCAAAGCTCTAAATCAGCCGCTGATTGGGAAGCCTACATGGCTAAAAATAGCGGTAACAGTTGGAAGGATGAGTGGTTAACCGTGTTGTTTTCCATACCGCTTGTTATGTGCTTTATACCAAGTTTAGTTCCATACGTTAGAGATGGTTTTGACGCTCTATCAATGATGCCTGAGTGGTATCAGTACACACTATCTATTATTGTTGCGGCAAGTTTTGGTGTTCGGTCTGCCGTTGGTTTAATGAAAAACAAAGGTTCAAAAAAATGACAGTTGAAAACGCAACGCACATAAACAATTTAGACCCCACATACCCGACGCCGTCAGACTCTGTTAGTGAAGGCGACAACCACATAAGGCTAATAAAAACCGCAGTAAAAGCAACATTTCCTAGTTTGACGGGGGCGACGCAAGCTACCGCCGCCCAGATGGATTTGTTAACAACAGCCACTAACGCTAACACCGCCAATGAATTAGTCAAAAGAGACGCCAGCGGTAATTTTAACGGCGCCACTATAACAGCGGCAACGGCTTTTGTAGGCACGTTAACTACGGCGGCTCAGACAAACGTAACATCAGTCGGCGCGTTAGATGGTGGTTCTATAACAAGTGGGTTTGGCGCTATTGATAACGGTACCAGTAACATTACAACTACGGGTGATTTAGCCGCAGGAAAAGCCACCATAGACGATGTTATTGTTAACGGCACAAACATAGGTCACACAAATGATACTGATTTAATAGATTTAGCCAGCGGCGCTTTAACAGTTAATGGATCCATAACAACCACCTCAGCCGTGAGTACGGGGGGTTTGACAGTTGCGGGCAACATAACAATGAACGGAACCGGCCTTGTTGACGGCGTAGACGTTGCGGGTCTTAACACGGGTTTGACTAGCGGAACTGTTGCAGATACTAGGATAGCTAACATATTAGACAAAGTTTATCCTGTTGGTTCTATTTACATGAGTACCACTAAAAACACAAGTCCAGCCGACATATTTGGCGGGGCTTGGTCAGAAACGGGTGTTGGCCGTGTTCTTGTTGGTTTTGGCTCTCTTGACGACGGAGACACTACCGAAACTTTTACGGCAGGAGAGACGGGTGGTAAGTATAAGCATACCCTTACAATAGCAGAAATGCCTTCTCACAGACACAGATTGATGAACGGCAGTGGCGGTGCCTCTACTAACGCATTGAGCAATAATTCAGGTATTTCTGGGATGAACAGCAAAAGTGGTACATTTATTGACGGCAGTGGAAATTTAGTGGAGAACACAGGTGGTGGCACCTCTCACAATAATATTCAACCCTACTTAACCGTGTATATGTGGGTAAGAGATAGTTAATGGCTTACATACCTTTAAGAAACATAGGCGCCGGAGGTTTGGTGCCAGATAAAAATCCTTACGACGTAGAGCTTACTCAGTTTCCGTCTGGAAACAATGTTTCTTTTGAAAATGGCGCTATAGGAAAAACACTGGGTCACACCGATGTGGGAATCACTATACCTAACGCCCCCGTAACTGTCGCTGGGTTTTTAAAAACCGGATCAAATAACCTTTTTATTGGATCAAGAAACAACATTTACAGGTACAACGGCTCAAGTGTGACGAATGTCGGTACTGGTTACTCGAACACATCAATGTGGCAAACGGAGCAGATAGGTTCTGGAATTATTTTTAATAATAGCTCTGACGTGCCTCAGTATATAAACACAACAACTTTATCAAGTAACGGTAATTTTTCCAACTTAGCAAATTGGCCTTCCACGTTATCTACTAAAAGCGTAAAACCATACAAGTCGTTTCTTGTAATGGCGGGGTATACAGACACCTCTGGCGGCGGCAGTGATTACAACACAAGAGTTCGTTGGTCTGATGAGTTTGATCCGTCTAGCGTACCCACAAGCTATGACGTTACTTCTACAACAAATCTTGCTGGTTTTAATGAGCTTGGCGGCAAAAACGGAAATTTACTTGACCAACTAACACTTGGAAACACTCAAATTATATATGCCGAGCGCGGTGTGTACGCAATGGATTTTATCGGAGCGCCGTTAGTTTTTTCTTTTAGAGAAATATTTAGTGACGACGGAATAATAAGCAGAGGCGCTTGCGCTTCGTGGGAAGGAAAACACCTTGTAGTAGGACAAAATGATATATACGTTCACGACGGAAATGTTAAAAAAAGCTTGTCTAGCTTAAAAGTAAAAGACGAGTTTTACAAAGGTTTAATAGATACAGAAAGCGTTTTTTGCGAGTCAGTTGCTTCTCGTTCAGAAGTTTGGATTTGCTACGCTGTGCAAGGCGCCGTTAAAGACGCTACTGACGGAAAATACTCTCCAAACAAGTGCCTTGTTTACAACTGGGATAATGACGCTTTTACTTTTGTAGACTTACCAAACATTCGATCCCTTTCACACGGGGACGCTATGAGTGGCGGCGGTGTTGAGGGAACGTGGGATGACCCTGTAATTGAAACTTTACCTTACAGCGTTAGTACTAAATGGTGGTCTAACTCCTCGTTAAATGCAGTTGCCGAAGATATTTTTCTCTATTCAGTAGACCACACAAACAGTAAACTGTATATCATGAATAACAGTAGGGGGTTTTCGGGATCAAGCGTAAATTGTTTTTTGGAGGCTACTAAAATAGATTTAGACACTGTTCTAAACACGGCTAACAACAACATAAAACAAGTCATGGGAATAATGCCTCAGATACGGGGCGAGGGCAGTGTGACTATACGGGTGGGGTACTCAAACACACCACAGGATCCCGTGAGTTGGTACTCTACTAATGTTTTCAATATAGATCAAGACCATAAAATAGACGTTAGAACATCCGGTAGGTATTTAGCGTTGCGTTTTGAAAGCAACGAAAGTTCTAATTTTTGGAACATAACGGGTCTGGATGTTGACGTGAGAGAGGTTTCCGGTCGATGAGTTATAAACCTCAAATGGTGTCTTTATCTACTAACGAAAACATAGTTCGTTGGGTTTTTAACGAGCTGACAAGAGTTTCAAACGCTTTGACATCTGAAAAATCGTCCACCAACACGCCGGTTTTACACCAAGAGCCTTCTAAACCTCAAGTTGGAGACATTGTTTACGCAGACGGCACTGATTGGAATCCATCTAGTGGTGCAGGTTTGTATCTTTACACGGGTAACGCTTGGTCTAGAGTAGACATACCAGACACACAAGCCGGAGCCAATGCTATAGTTACTTTACTGCAAGATCAGTTAGACACCACGGAGTTTTTGCCGGCATTAGAAACTAGAATTAATTTAATAGACGGCGCTGACTCGCTAACAGGTAGCGTAAATAAAAGAATAAAAGAAGCTAGTAATTTAGATAATTACACCACAACAATCGGCATGGGTACTGCAATATCTACCGCATTGTCTGATTACACTAACACCACAGGTATGAACACGGCAATAAGCACGTCAATAAGCACTGCTCTAAGTGACTACAAAACTTGGACGCAGACTTTAGACGCTCTATACCCTATCGGCGCTATTTATCTTACCGTTTCTAGCACATTTAATCCTAACACTAGTTTTAATGGTTATTGGGTTCAATCCGTGGAGGGGAGAACTTTAGTCGGAGTTGACAGTGGAGATAGCGATTTTAACTCTGCAAGAAAAGCAGGCGGAGATAAAACACACACGTTGATAGAAAATGAAATGCCGAGTCACTCACACAATTTAAGAATACCAAGGGATTCATACGGAACAGATGATAACTACGCTCTTTATGGTACATCAGGCACTGATGAAAGTGTTATGGAGCATAATTGGAGTGATGTTAAGGGGGGTGGTCAACCGCATAACAACATGCCTCCTTATTTTACTACCTATATATGGGAAAGGGTTGACCCTAATCACTGGGTTTTAGTCGACACCGTGGTATCAGTAAACTCCAGCTACTCTTCTTTTATAAACATCACTAAAGGAGCAACAACCACGATAAATTCCGGCGTGACGGTTACTATCAATTAGAGGAAAAAATGAGTACACTTAAAGTAAACAATCTAAACAACTTAACCGGAACCGGCGTTATTGAATCTGCTGTTCCTGTTTATGCGGCAGGATCTGTGGTGCAGGTTAAATATTTTCAGAGCGACGCTATTAGCGATGTGAGTCATACCAGCAGTCAATATGTTCTTTTAGACGATTACGCTGTTAATATAACGCCTAAAAAAACAAACTCTATAATAAAGCTAGAGTTTGTTTCTTGTTTTGAGCTTGTTCCAGACGACAACGCTTGGGACGGAGTTTGGGGTTTTCACAGGGGGACGACACGGTTGGGAGCCTCTTCGGCGGGAGACAGGCTGTGTGGTATTGTTCCTTCTTCTCAAAGCTATGTTTCGACGGATCAAAGTACTACTTTAGAATCTGTCAGTGTGCTTTATTATGACAGTCCAAACACAACATCAACATTAACGTATAAGCCCTCTTTTATCGGGAAATATACCGGTTCGATAAATATTAACCACACAGCCAATGATACCGACGCAACTAATTGTGAAAGAGGTATGACTATTTTTTCGGCTACTGAGATAGCTCAATAAAATTTAATTAAAAGGTGAAAAAAAATGGCATTCGGATTAAGTAGTAGTAGTAGCAAATCTAGTCAAACGGCAAAGACTTTTGTTGATCCTAATCAACAGCCGTATCTTGACGAGGTTCGGGGTGGGGCGAGTGACCTATATCAGTCAGGAATGCCTCAACAACAACTGGCGGGTTTAAACCAAAACATACAAACCGGAATCAACAACCAAGCCGCCCTTGGAGGACAGCAAGTCGGCGCGGGTCAAGCGGTTATGAATCAAGGTCAAAATCTTATGGGTGGGTCTGACGCCGCTATGGGTTACGCCGACAACGCTATGGGCGGGACAGCCGCCGCCGGTATGGGAACCGCTTTAACGGGTGGTCAACTTGCCGCTGGTAACACGGCAAACGCTAACGCCGCTGTTAACATGGGTTTTGACCAAAACAATTTAAACAACTACATTAATAATGATCTTCTTAACTCGCAAATAGACGCGGCAACAAGAGACGTGGGTCGAGTGTTAAACGAGCAAACACTGACAGGTATCGGCTCTGCGGCGGCAGGCACTGGTAACAGTGGGTCTAGTCGAGCGGGTATGATGGAAGGCGTTGCTGTTAGAGGCGCTGGAGACAGAGCCGGTGATATTATAGCTGGTCTTAGAGGTCAGGCATACAACAACGCTATTAATGTAGAAGCGCAACGTGCGGCTCAAAACGCAGGCTTTAACCAGCAAACCAACCTTGCTAACGCTGGCGCTTTTAACAATATGTATGGCGCCGGTATGAATATGGGCATGAACGCTTTTACTGGAAACCAACAGAACCAACAGTTTGGTGCTAACATGGCGGCAAACATGGGCGCTAGGGGTGTTAATAACATATCTACTGGCGGAAACATTGCCGCTAGTGGCTTTGGAAACCAGTTTGGCGCTGGTGATTACATGCGTGGTTACCAACAAGAGCAGTTTAACAATCAGTTTGCTAATGAAATGGCGCCGTACCAAGGCACTGAGTTTTACAAAAACATTATTGGCGATCCTACTGTTCTTAGCGATTCGACAAGTAAATCTAGTAGCAAAAGCAGAGGCTTTAGCTTCGGTTAACGGGAAATAGTTATGGCTGGTTTTTTTGATTCAATAGGTAAGTTAGACGAAAACAACCCACAAGCTTTAGAGGGGTTTAACACTGCTGACTCTAACCAAGTGGCAACTGTTCAGCAGTTGTACGCTCAAGACAAAGGCATACATGTTGTCGGAGCTTCAAAGCAGAGAGATGCTCTAAACGCTGGTTTGGTTAGGGTGGGTGATAGTGATAAATTTGTTACGCCTTCTATGATGCTTGCTCAAGCTAAAGATAAAGACACTCAGCTTAGGATGCAGATGGCTGAGGATAAGTACAAAGAAATTAGAAACAGTGTTGGGTTTAGAATAGGCGACACGTTAGCCGACACTGGTAGGTTGTTTTTGTCTCCCTTGTTTTGGCTAGGTGGTGAGGACACAAGCCGATACGACCCTTCTGCAAAACTTGACGCCGGTTACCGGCAACAGTTTTTAGCCGCAGAAGGTATGCGAACTGCTGTATACCAAGCGGCAGACAACCAGCGGCAGACAAGGGCTTCTTACCTTGAGCAGTTAAATCAAAACAGAATAACTAACTTTCAAAACCAAACTCGATTAAATCAAGCTTCGGCTTTTGCCGGTATGACTGAGGCAGACAAAACTTTTAGAAGCTGGGCAGATGGGACTTACGGAAAAGGCACCTACGATAAATCAAGACAAGACCCCGTAATGTTTAAAAAGATTTTTGGTGAATATAATGTAAGTGCGACGGGTAAGGCTATACGAATTGATCCTGTAGGAGACTTTGAACCTGTTATTATGAATCTAAACACATACTCAGAGGTTGATGAGGTTGCAAAAAGGTTTAAGTCCGATAACTTTAGAGACTCTATTGAAAAATATCAGCAACTCATTGCCGCGCTTGACGCAGACAGCCCTGTAGGAAATATTGCGGCTGTATTTCAATTTATGAAACAACTTGACCCAACTTCAGTTGTTCGTGATTCTGAATACCGAGTTGTAGCAGGTGCGGGGGCGGCATTAGACAAAGTTAAAATGTTAGAAAGACAATTTAAGGAAGGTAATTTTTTACCTGCTAAAATTATTGAGGATTTAAGAAATGTATCTACCGAATTAATGCAAATTAACATGGCTACCTATGACGCCGGTAGATCGTCTGCTCTTAATAAACTTGGCATGTTTGGTGTTTCGGATGAAAACGGTTTAGGTCAACGCTTTTTAGGTAATGATGTTTTCTCTGAGTACAGGCCGCAAGAAAAAGCCGCACCTATACCCGTTGGAACATCAGACGACGGCCAAGACTATTACGAAGATGAACTTGGTTTTTACGTTATTAACGATGACGGAAGTAGAACAGACGTGGATGTGAGACAATGACAACTTTAGTACCTATAGATCCTAAAATAATAGAGGCTAGAAGAAAAGAGTTGGCGCTTAACAAGCAAAGACAATCTCTTCAGCAAACGCCTTATGAAAATTTAAACTCTGGCGGTTCTGCTTTAAATCTTAGAGCCGCTGTTTCGACAGCGCAAACGCCTGAAGATAAGCTTTCAACACTTAGAAGTCGATACCCCACGGCCACCCCGTATGGCGATGGAAACTACGCTTACATTGACGAGAACGGAACGCCAAGAATACACAACCCGAGAGGCGTTGATACCGGTGATTTTATTGAGCAAGGGCGTATTATACCGGAAATGATAGGCGGCACAGGTGGTTTTTTGCTGGGCGGCGCGGCTACTATGAACCCTGTGGGGGCTTACGGCGGAGCCGGACTTGGCGCTACTTTAGGTGGAGAGCTTTACGACCGAGGTGTTAGGGCTTTGACGGGTGCGACAGACACGCGATCAGCCGGAGATCAAGCTAAAAACATTGGTTTGAACACTGTATTAAACGCTTTACCTATTGACAAGGCAATAGACGCGGCAAAACCTGCTGTGTCTAGATTTGGAACTTCTGTAGCTAACAACCCAATGATAGAAGCGGCAAACCGCAGAGGCTTTCAGCCAACACTGGGGATGATAAGTAACAGCCCTATTGTGCAAAAAACAGAAGCGGCCTTGTCCGGTCTTTTTCTTACCGCCGGTAAAGCTAGAAAAAGAGGTGAAGAGGCTATAGATAGTGCTAGACAATCAATAGACGATTTCTTTAACGCTGGCGGTGGACGTGCAGACCCAACAAGTTCTGGTTCTGAAATGATAGCCATAGCTAACGCAACCAGAGACACATTTAAAAGCGAAGCAGATAAACTTTACAACGCTGTAGATGATTTTATTGACCCTAACCGTTTAATAGACACGCCAAACCTTTCTTCCGCTACGGCTGATCTTAAATCCGCATTTGGAAATGAAGACTTAGCTAATTTAATGAACAAAGGTCTTATGTATGATTTAGCTAATCTTGACTTAAGCCAAATTTCGTATAGAGATTTAAAAAGTTTGCGTACAAAGATAGGCGACCTAATAAGCAGTGGTAAATCTGACACCCTAGCTGGCGCTATGGATTCAGACCTTAAAAAAATATACTCTGCCCTATCAAGTGACATGGGTTTGGTTGCTGAGGAAGTGGGTGTTGACGCATACAAAGCTTGGCAAAGGGCGGATGGTTTTTACAGTGAGGGCTCAAAAGTTTTTAGAGACGTCATTGATCCGCTTACTAAAAACGCTAGAGGTGATTTAGCGCCTGAAGTTGTTTTTCAAAATTTAAAAAGCCAAGCGACTAAACGGCCTAGCGACCTTGCAAGATCAGCAGACGCGGGTATGGTTCCCGACAGTGCCGGTGGTGCTTTAATGGAAAATCTTGGTCAAGCAACGCCTAGAGGTCAAAACGCAGAAGAAACAGCTTTATCGTTAGAGAGAATGTTAAGTCAAACATCTACTGATGTTATACCCCAAGCCTCACAGGATATATTGTTTTCGGGCTCGCAAAAAGAAATACTAAAAGACCTTAGAGTTTTTGCTGAAAACGCTAGAGATGTAACTCAAAACGTAAACCGATCTAACACGGCTGGAACTATGGCTGTGCAAAGTGGGTTAGCGTCAGTGGGTTTGATTGGCGCTAGTCTGTTAACTGGTGATTTAACTGTTGCGTCTGCTCCCGCTATGGCTGGTCTTTTAACAACTTACTTAGCTGGTAAAGGTTTTAACAGTAAGGCTTTGAGGGATTGGGCTATGAGGGCGCCGACTGACGCTAAGGCTTTAAAAGATTGGCAGAGAGCCGGCCTTAACATAGCTTCTGCAAACGGTTTAGAAAAAGTTTACAACGCTGTTTTTGACAAAGACACAGATGGTAAAGGAGTATTAGCAGAATGATGCAATTTTTAGCGGCGTTACAGGGTATGGGCGCTAACACAATGGCGGCTTTGGGTGAGGCGGGTTCTGCTTTAGCTGGCATAACTGATCCTATAAACCAAGTCAGTAAAGCTTTTAGCGCAAAATCAAAAGACATAACGGGGGGAATAACAGACGCTTACAAAGGTTCTGCCTTTGGTCAATCTGGTTTCGCCAAGGGTACGGGTCTTGATGGTTTATTTAATCCTAGTGACGACCCAAACATATCCAAGCACAGTGCTTACTCGCCGGTGTCTATGGGCGACCCAATATCTTCTTTTAGAAGCGTTAACCAATTTACTAACAACCCTTCCGTTGGGATGTTAAACTCAGTCGACACGGGTTCTGACGTGGGAATACCTTACGTTTATGACGGAGGCGGAGCTTTAACGGACACCGAGGAAAAAGCGATACAGTTTGAAAAAGAAAAAAACCAAGCCGTTGAAGATGTTATAAACGCAGATCCAAACCTGCCAAAATTAAATGACGTCCAACCTATGGATTTTACTCACGGTAGTTTATACTCCCCTGTTGAAACAGTAAGCGTGGACGATTTTCTTAATAACCGAGCCGGCAACTAAGTATGAGCGTTTTTAAAGCGGCAACAAGAATAGTAGAAAACTTTTACGATATGAAAAAAGTAAAGGATTTGTCTGCGGCTGAAAAACAAGCGCGTCAAGATAACGTACTTTCCGCTGGCGGTTTCAGAAACGAAGAAGAAATGCTTGATATGCGTGGCACCATGTCGGCAAATCCTAACGCCAACACTGGTAAAGACTTAGAGGCTATGAGTCTTGTTAAAAAAGTCGAAGAAGGCAGTATGACTTTTGATGAGTACCGTGACTGGTGGCTGACTAACAGAGCTAAGTCTCCGGCCACATCAGCACCCGAGGTTGTTCCTACTGATAAAGCTTTGGCTAGTGTCGGTAAAAAGGTTTTTAAAACAGGTCTAACCGGTAAAGGCGGCACTGTTAACATTCCAGATGGAACACAGGTTTCCTCTCGCTTAGACATACCCGCCTACACAAACAAAGGCGAGTACGTTGAGACACTGCACAACCCCGCAAAACAAACAGACGTTATGGGTTACGGCGGCGGCAGTGATTTAAAAAATGTAACCTTTGGTGTTAACCCTGACGCGGCTTTGGGTGTTGCGACAAACAAAACAAACAAACACCCGTTTCACATGATGACCGGTGAGTACCAAAACAACCCTAACATTGTCGAAGACATGAATAAATTAATGAGACAAAAAAATGTTATTCAGGTTGGAGCTAACCCACAAAAGTCTGGAGCTTTCTACGATATAAAAAACGGTAAGCCATTAGAAGGCGCCGACCGTGTGATCCAGATAGGTGACACGCTTGTAGCTAAGAATCCAAAATACATACCCGAAGGTGACCCTCGTTTGTTTACAAGGGACGGCGTACAGTTTGGTGGGGCAGACCCCGCTTTACTTGGCGCCACAGCGGCTGGCGGGGCTTTACTTATGAGCGGAGAAGATTAATGGGAGCTAGTTTTCTTAAAGGTTTGGCAAAAGCAAGCGCACCAATAGTAGCGGCTACGCAGTCTCAAGAAGCTGAGTCGGTTCCGTTGGGGAGGCTTGTTCGCCTTGGTTTTTTAACCGACGAGTCTGTTCAAAACCCGACAGCCGTAAAAACTGCTTTTACTAAATACAACAAGGCTAGAGAACAATCATCTGGTTTTAATTACAGGGAGTCTTTGTCTGAAGCGGGTATGGATGAAACTGTTTTTACTCCGGCAAACATTGGCGACAGGCAAACAGTTGATCTTGAAAAAATAGTGGGCAGACCGATTGTACCTGTAAGGGGTGATCAAAGTAATTTAGGTGTTTTAAGTAAAATAGGTGGTATTGATTTACCATCCGTAACTCCGGTGGAGGCTGGAAATAAGTTTTCTCAACAACATGCCGGAACAGGTAGAGGTTGGATGTCTATGGCTGGCGTGGCTAAAGGTCAGCAAGACAAAATAATTAAAGCCGCAGAAGCTACCGGAGAAAGCCCCGTCGCTATTTTTAATTCAATGAAAGACACTTCCGCAGATTTTTCTACGGCTGTAGCACAACCTATGATGTCTCAGATTCCTATTTTAAAAATAGCTAAAGAAGATAGAATAGAATTTGACGCGGATTTGCGTAAAGTTTTTCCTGATTGGGTGGGGTTAGATTCACCGGATGCTATGAATCAACTTTTAGGTAAAAATGGATTTCCAAACATAGGTAAAAACAGAACTAAGTTTTCAAGAATGATGGGTAAATCTAAATATAGAGATAAAGGTTTTCCTAGTTATTCTGAAATTTTACCGG